GGTGACACTGAGCATCGTCCTAACAGACAGGCAAAACCAGCAGAACACGAAGAATCTTACCGTGGAGTAAAATTCCTTGTTGATTCTGAAGGACACAAGCGTGTTCTTACTACTGTTTGATTGGATTTAAAAACAGAAAAGGAGGGGTGTTGACACCCCTCTTTTTTTATGCAATAATATATTTGTTGGGTTGACGAACTCAACGGGGAGTGACTGAATAATCTTTCTGGCATATAGCTGGATAAGGTGATGAGACACAGGTGGTGCTGCACCGAAAGGTGAATCGACTTACCAGTCGGGTCTCAGGCAGAGATGTAAAATTTACTACTGTAGTAATGCCCGTCTCTTGTTGGTAATACAGAATTCCAACCTCCCACCCCTAAATATTGAAAAACAAAATGAATAAAGGAAAACTAAAAGTTTTAGTAAGGGCTCTAAAAGAAATTGTAGAAGAGTTAGAGTCTGAAATTTATTCTGATGTTGACGCATATAAGTATGAGAATTATAATAATATGACTCCACTTCCAACTGATTACGATGAGGTCTTTGAAGATGACGATGGATGATCAAATTAAATTGGTTAGTGTTACACCAGATGCTGAACAACATATGGCATATGTTGCTCGTGTTAGTAACCCTAAGAATCAGGACAATGATAATTTTGCAGGGTTATTGAAGTATTGTATTAAGCACGGTCATTGGTCAGTATTTGAGCAAGCATTTATGACAGTGGAGATTAATACCACAAGAGGATTAGCAGCACAGATATTAAGACATAGGAGTTTTACTTTCCAAGAGTTTAGTCAGAGGTATGCTGATACTAATCTTCTTGATAGTAGTATTCCTGTACCTGATCTTCGTAGTCAGGACTTAAAGAATCGTCAGAATAGTAATGATGATATACCACAAGAGAAGAAGGAAGAATACCAGGCACTTATTGCTAGGCATTTTTCTGAAGCAATGGATTTATACAATGCGTTGTTACAAGAAGGAGTTGCAAAGGAGTGTGCGAGATTTGTTCTCCCATTAGCAACACCTACAAGAATCTATATGACTGGTTCTGTTAGATCATGGGTACATTATATCGACCTTCGTTCTGCACATGGAACACAGAAAGAACATATGGATGTAGTAAAAGGAGTTCGTTCTATTTTTTCTGAACAATTTCCTACTGTTGCTCAGGCTCTTGACTGGGTTTCATAAATAATCGTAAACCTTATTGTATTGATATGGCAACATACCCTGTTATAAACAAAGAGACTGGTGAACAGAAGGAAATAGCAATGAGTGTCCATGATTGGGACCAGTGGAAATCTGATAACCCAGATTGGGATAGAGATTGGTCAGACCCTTCTAAGATGCCAGCATTAGGTGTTGAGGTTGGTGAATGGAGAGATAAACTTGTGAATAAGAATCCTGGTTGGGGAGAGATATTAAAGAAAGCAGATAAATCTGGAGGTATCTCTGGAAGATTAGCTAAGAGAGGATCGTATGAGTCCTCAACCCAATCCGTAATGACCGAATCCGAATAACATGCCAAGAAAAAAGAAAGCAGAACAACCAATCGGTGTAGGACTCACCGCAAAGCAGATGAAAAGGAAGAAACCAATTAATACTGACTTAATGAGAGACATTGAACCTCTCACTGACAATCAGAAAACTTTATTCCAATCATACGAAAACAATCAGAACATTGTTGCATATGGGTGTGCTGGTACAGGTAAAACATTCATTACTCTTTATAATGCATTGCAAGATGTATTAAGTACCTCTACTCCTTATGAAAAAGTTTATATTGTAAGGTCACTGGTTGCTACGAGAGAGATTGGTTTCCTTCCTGGTGACCATGAGGATAAGTCATCTCTTTATCAGATACCTTACAAGCATATGGTAAAATATATGTTTGAGTTACCTACTGAAGCAGATTTCCAAATGCTTTATGGTAATCTAAAGACTCAAGGTTCTATTGATTTCTGGAGTACCTCATTCATTCGTGGTACAACATTTGATAATTCAATTATTATAGTAGATGAATTCCAGAACTTGAATTATCATGAACTTGATAGTATAATGACAAGGGTTGGTGAAAATACTAAGATTATGTTCTGTGGTGATGCTACTCAAACTGATTTGATAAAAACAAATGAGAGGAATGGTATCATTGATTTCATGAAAACTCTTCGTATAATGTCTTCAATAGATATTATCGAGTTTGGAGTAGAAGATATCGTTCGTTCAGGACTAGTTAAAGAATACCTTCTTGCTAAATTAGAAACTGGTTTATGACATTTGAACATTGTAATTTCTTAGGTGAACTTGAATTAGAAAAGAAAGAAACTCCTGGTTGTAGGTTGTATCAACTACCCGATGGTCAGTGGGTTCCTTCTATTACTTCAGTAACATCTTTTTATAATCGACAGATCTTTATTGACTGGCGAAAGAGAGTTGGTATTGAAGAAGCAAATCGTATTACAAAGAAAGCAACCACCCGTGGGACAGATTTTCACGAAGCTGCTCAAGCATATTTGGAAAATAGAGATTTGGTCTGGGAGGATTACCTTCCTGCTACTAAGTTTATGTTTCATCATGCGGCACCATATCTGGATAAGATAAATAACATACACGCTATAGAGAGGACTCTTTACTCCGAGTACTTAGGTCTTGCTGGTAGAGTCGATTGTATAGCGGAGTATGATGGTGAGTTAGCAGTCATAGACTTTAAAACATCAACTAAGATTAAACCTGAGAAGTGGTTGGAAAACTATTTTGTTCAGGAAACATTTTATGCTGCTGCTTACTACGAACTAACTGAAATCCCTGTTAAAAAATTAATCACCATCATGGTAACTCCTGAGGGTGAAGTAAAAGTATTTGACAAAAGGAACAAAGGGGATTATATTAAACTTCTGGTTCGTTATATTAAAGAATTTGTTAGTCACAACACTGGGTCAGAGAATGTCTAAGAATGAATTAGAAAAAGTGCTGGAAAGCAAGTTCTTTTCTTCTGCTGGTTTTGCAGAGGAGATTGAAAATCTTGTTTTGAATAATGCTGATATGAATTACATTGATGCTATAGTTTATTTCTGTGATAAGAATAGTATTGATGTTGAATCAGTTCCTAAACTAATTCCTAAACCATTAAAGGAAAAGATAAAATACGAAGCACAAGAACTTAATTTTTTAAAGAGAAGTTCCAGAGCAAGATTACCTTTATAGTTATGCCAACTAAATCTGAATTGACACACTATCGTCTCCAAGCAATGTTAAGAGAACATAGTTTTACTGATCTTGAATACCTTGGAGACTTGCCTGGTAAAGGTCATACTTATAGAATAGGAGAGCATGAAGTTCCTGTAGAATGGATTGAAGACTTAGAAGGTGTAGAAGAAGAAGATGATGCCCTTTGATGCCTATCGTTGTTACCTCTCTCTAAAGAATCACTTTACTAAAGACCATTACGATTATCATAAGTATCGTGGTAAGACTAGAGCAACCCATCAAGCTTTCTATAAGAGAAAGGATAGGTTCTGGTTTGAAAAGTTTGCAAGAAAGAAGAATGATAAAGAGGTAGAAGAATTTTTTGTATCTAATTTTGTAAGCACCACAGATCCTGCAACAATGTGGATAGGTGATATGATAAAGAATGGAGAAGCACGATATGTAGATTGGAAGAAGAAGGTACAGTCGTTATCATATACTTTTAAAGAAGAAACTAATACTTTGTTTGAGGATACTAAAGTTGATGATGTGTTTGATTGTTCTACAGGACACCCTCCTATACTGAAGAGTTATCTAGGGGGAAACACATCACTTGAAACTATGGTAATCTATGATATAATATTTGAGTATGGAACAAACTTTGATAAGAAATTGAATGACCCTGTGTGGGAAACCGTCAGTAGAAAGATTAAGAAGTATAAACCGTTCCTAAATATAAATGTACCTCATTATAAAAAAATTCTTAAGGAGATAGTTATTCATGGCACTTAGTAATGCACAAGTTCTTGAAAATTTGAGAGCACAAAAGACACAATTAGAAAAAGATATCGAGACTGCTCGAACAACTTATCTAAAAGTGTGTGGTGCTGTTGATGTTTTAGAACAAATTGAAGAAGCGAATTCTATTGAAATTGAAGAAGTTTCTGAAGCGGAGGTTGAAAGAAATTGAGTTTCTTTAAATCAGATGTAGTCAGGGCAGAGATGGCAGAGATTAGTGAACTCCAAGAGGAGATCTACACTAATGTCTTTAAGTTTCCAACCATGTCTCTAGAAGATAAAAAATATCATATAGAGATACTTGAACGGCTTGTTGAAAAGCAGCAAGTTCTTTATACAAGGTTGAGTTTATCTGATGATCCTGAAGCAAAGAAAATGAAAGAAAATATTATTCAGTCTGCTGGAAGTATGGGTCTTCCTACCAATCTTGATATGAATACTATATTTAATCAGATGGGACAAATGGTTAACACCATGAAGCAACAACTTGACAATGAAGAACCTAAGAGTTAAACTAGGTACACACAAGCCAAATCTAAAAACAAATTAAATGTCATTCAAAGACCTAAAAAAACAATCCTCTCTAGGATCCTTAACTCAAAAGTTAGTTAAAGAAGTGGAGAAGATGAACACTACTAGTGGTGGAGCAGATGAAAGACTCTGGAAACCAGAAGTAGATAAAACAGGTAACGGTTATGCTGTTATCCGTTTCTTACCAGCACCACAGGGAGAAGACATCCCTTGGGCAAAGATGTATTCTCATGCATTTCAAGGACCAGGTGGTTGGTATATTGAAAACTCTTTGACCACTACTGGTGGCAAGGATCCAGTCT